CAAGGCAGCCGCAACTTTTAGTTGTTCCGCTTACCAATGAATTCCTCAATATTTCTTTTTCGTTTCCACAATCACATCTGCAAAGCCATATTGATTTTGAACCTTTTCCATTGCCTTTTGTTCCAACCTTTTTTATCGCGGTTAATCGTCCAAATTTCATACCCGCTATATCTTTAGGATATTTCAATATTTACTACCCTCTTTCGCCCGAACCATTTCCGTGTTAAATAATATAGGCTTAATTGCCATCTACTCCGCCACCTTTCAACTGCTCTGCGATTTCATCAATATTTCTTGGATGCAATCCAAATGTTTGACACATAACATCTTGCTTGCATGTTTCTGCAAAATCATCAATAGCCTTATTTCTCTCCCTTTTTGCCACCTCTCTTATGTCATCGACAGACACAAGCAAATCGTCCTGTCTGTTACATATCTGGTCGATAGTCATTGTTTGAATTGGGGTTATCATCTACTCCACCTCTTTTTACAATTTCGACTGCTCTTCCAAGACCCCTGTGATGCCAGTCATCATCCTCCGATAAGCCGTGTTCCTCTGCGTAAATTTCAAAATCCGCATATGACAGTTCCTGCTCGTCTTTTAGCTGCTCCACCACCTTGTTCAAATCATAGGCAG